TGTCCGCTAAACCAAAGTGTTTCAGTTGATGATGCGACAAAAAGGCTTGATGTGTCAATAAAATAAGATTTGACACCATAGCCGCTTGTACTGAAACTGGTTGCAACACTGTTTGTAAGGTTTGTTACATTTGTGTTTGTTGTAGAAAAATTAGTAGATACTGTTGAGTCAATGGCATTAGCCGTAGTTCTAGCAGCTGCCGCGCCCTGATAAACATAGTCAGTATCGTCAGGTGTTTCCCAACCATAGATTGGTGTATTTGCCATTATGCATTCTCCCAAGTAATAGTGTTATTATACGTCGCCCAAGTGATAGTTTGCGGTACTTGATACCAAATTTGTGAGCTGTATGTTTCAGAGTATTGCGACAGGAATAAAGTTAGGTCGGCTGTATACCGGGTCAAAGACCACTGCCAGCCCTCGACAAAGGCCTTTAGTTCGCCACCCATAACTGGGGGCAGGACATCACATTTGATGTAAAGGCCGTTGTAAATTAAGGCCATTTGATCACGGGTTGCATCACTAACGGTTGGAGAGTGTAAAGGCACTGTTATGGCTGTCGGGTAAACCCGGGCAAAGGCTCTGGACTTTACATAGTCCTCGGCTTGTTGCAGTGCATCAGCTGCGTTTTTAAGTGTTGTTGTTTTGCTACCGGACAATTCTCCATAGAGTTGCTGACTTGTGATGTCCTCGGCAAAAGATGATCCAGTTGCATAAACTACGTCGATTTGGTTGTAGATTTCGCCCCATTTGGCGTCTACTGTTAGGCCGTTGGCCAGTATGTCATTGGCTGTCAATGTAAATGGTGTGTATAAGGCTCTGGCTGTATAGTCATCATAATAAAGCGAGCCATCGCCAGACTCCCACAAAACCCCTCGGCCACTATTAGCTGCATCTTGGGCGAGAGTGTAGGCATTAGTATCGCCACCTGCATAGGCCACAAGTGTATATTGCCCCGGTACATCAACGTCAGTTGTTAAACCTGTAACTAGGGTTGTTGATATGTCATCGTATTGTGTCCATGAGATGTTGTCTGGGGCATTAGTCCAACTTGTATTGCCCTTGATGTCATCCCATCTTGTGACCAGTGCATCATAAAGAATGTTATAAATTCGTGTACCGTCTTTTTCCTCGGCAAAACCATCATCGCCAGCTAGTCGCTTGTTGATTTGTGCCAATGGGCCAACAGCTGTAATTGAATACCGGGCTACTGATCCATCCGCACCAAAAGCATCAAAGGAAACAACAATGTCAGAGATTGTGCCAGTAAAGATTGCGGCTGTACCTGATGTCCCTTTGTCAATGGTTACAGTTAGGGCATCAGATAATTCAATGTCTAAAGGATTGTCGCCATCTGTCCAAAAGTTTATGCTGGCAAAACCGGGCGATGGCTGTTCCAAAACATCTTGGCGGCCATAGTTGATTTGGATGTTTGAAAGTGTGTTATTTGGGATTGTAATTGTGCCATCGATGGTGACTGTCGGATACGGCTCATAAGTGGTCACAACTGGCTACCTGCCAAGTTAAGTGCACCTGTCCTGCGTGTGCTGTTCTGCAGTAAGCGTTCAATGCTTCTACGGGCACTTTCGGCGTCCACAATGCCATTTAGGTTAATAACTACCCCACCGCCACCATTGTCCTGACGAACCGATCCTGACCCGCTGGGCACAAATAGTTCAGGACCAAACTCACCAACACGATAGGCACTGCCACCCATGACAGATCCACCGGCTGCTCTAGATCTAAATGTGTTTGGTAATGACGGTAATCCACTTGCAAAACCAGCCTTGCCTTCACCTATTACAATTGTGTCTAATAATTTGCCACCTAAAGATTTTGCTTTACTGTAGGCAGTTGCTACTGAATTAATCGCACCTGCGACATTGTTGAGAACATTAGCAAAAGTCTGCAAAGTATCTGTTGATTCCCCCGCTTCACTGCTAGTTAGAGCCTTAAACAATGCACCAAAACTTTCGGCTACATTGGATAAACTTCTACCTAAACTGCCAGCGCCGTTGTCACCCATTTCACCTTTAAGTTCTCTGGCTCTTGTACTCAACCCGTCTGGGTCCTCGCCACTAAACGCTAAAGCTACTTTGTTTACCTGTGCTAGCGCATCACTTAAAATAGGCAGGAATCTTTTACCAATTCCCTCTTTAAGTTCGTCAAAACGAATGTTGACAATTCTTAATTGACCCTCAAGCGATGCAGCTTCTTTGTTTGCAAAACCGCCAAAAGTTTTTTTAAGTTCGTTACCTATAACATCAAAATCTTTCGATTTCAAAATGCTTTCATCAAGCCCTAAGCCAAGTCTGCCAAGCGATGCTGCGTTTCCGTCATAGGCCTTGCCCAAAGCATTTGCAACTGTTTCTAACGGTTTACCAGTTGCAACAGAGATGTCTAATGCAAGGTTCAACAGATCTTGGGCTTTAGTAGCATTTTGTGTCGATCTGACTAATCGACTAAAGGCCGGACGTAACTTGTCGTCTTGTACACCAACTCTTAATTGAGTTGCACTGATGTAATCCTCAACACTTGCAGTTAGTTTTTCGTTTGCGCCTAAAGTTTTTTCTAATTGCGTTTGTAAGATTCGGCTGCTTTTTTCATCCTCGGCTGCGGCCTTAACACTATCAACTCCAAGTTTGATTGCATAAGCACCGGCAGCTGCGCCAGCCAATGCAAATGATTTAGCCATGGCCTTTGAGTATTTGCCAATCTTGCTACTAAATGACTTAGTGCTTTTATCGGCTTGGTCCATGCCGTTAAGAAACTTTTGAACATCAGCAAGTAATGAAAGTTTGAGTGTGCGTGTATCTGCCATTAACTTGTCCTTGCCCAGTTGTCCATTACTTTGTTTACTGCTTCAAACCATCGGCGTTTAATTTCAGGTTGCATAGCCTTAAGAGTTGGAAAGATCCAATAACCAGTATTGCCACGACCCTCCCGGGCTGTGCGTGGTGGGAAACGATAACCGCCGTTAGGAAATGCCGACTGTGTGCCAAATACGTTTCTGTTGCCGCCAAACTCGTTACCAAATAATAACTGGCCAGCATTAGCCCCACCTGATGCACGACCTTTACCGCCGCCCACATAAACAGTTGGCACACGATCTCTTGCAGGTCTTACGGTAGCTGCAACAATAGCCGCTTGACGTGGATAGTAAGGATGGCCAAACGCAGCTTGTTTTATGTTTGTGGCCGTCCATCCACTAATGCCAGCAACTTCGTCCTTTAACTGGTACTGGGCTTCTCTGTCCATGACACTTAAAGCCTTTAACAGTCCACGATAGTCAGCAAGGTCAGGCCGTACAGTGATGGTGCTTCTACCTTCAGCCATGGCCATTCCTCTCTCGTATTAGCGTTATTGCTGTGCTTACGTCTGCGAGCGACCACTCCATTAGATCACTTAGGGGTATGCCGGTAGATACTGCGATCCTGACCAGCGCATCCCTTAATTCTCTTTTGGGTTTTCCTCAACCACCTCAAAGCCCTCAAATTCATTGGTGACCCATGATTGCTGGTTGGGCAAATTGGTCTTACCTGCTGCCTTGGCTGCTTTGTAAAGCATACAAGTATAACATCCAATGATCCTTGGCTCATCTTTTCAGCTGCTTGTGTGACTGTGTATCCAAGATCTCTTTCAATCTCAATCCAAAGCCATGTTGATTCATCGCTCACTATGTAGTTATTGCCCTGTTTTGTTTTGATGTCGTATTGCATAATGGTTGCCCTGTTCTATTAGTTAGGCTCTGGATACTGACCCATCCTCAACAACAAAGCTGAGAGATGTGGTTAGTACATCAGTGGCCGCGCCACCGACAGTTGGAAATACTGGAAAGACGTTGCCAGTAAATGTATCGCCCGGGCCAACATCAAAGCTAAATGCCAATGGTGTATCTGGGCTTGTCTTGGCAGCATCCCAAAGAGCTGAAATAATACCTGCAGTTGCTTGGCTGTCTTGGTAAAGTTCTACATTTAGTGTGCCTGTACGATCTACCGTCTTGTAGGCGCGACCCGATAGGACTTCTAACACTTGCTGGTTGTTCTCAAGTTCAAGTGTTACTGTGCTTGCTTGGTCAGCGTATGACACCGAGTTAATGCTCAATGTCAGATTCCGACCAGTTATGTATACGGCTGGCATGACTTGCCTTTCTAGTTGGTTGTGACCATCTCTACATTGAGTTGGCTGATAAGCATGTCGGCATTTCCGATCTGCTGGACTGTGGGTTGTGACCATCCACCCAAAAACGAAATGTTATTGGCTAGTAGATCGGTGACACTAAAGATTAAGGTTTCCAAGTTTGCCAAAGCTGCTTGATTGTCAGCTGCATTAACAATGCAGGTTATGTCAAAACGCACATGGCAACGTGCGCCACCGATTGCGCCTACTGTGATGTAAGGCGATCCGGGTACTAACACGATGGCAGGTGGGGTGATGTTTTCATTTGGGTATGAGTAAACTACTCTCCCGGCAGCTGCAAGAGTTCCGGCAAGAGTTGATCGGTATGTTGCTAAATTAGCCAACAAATCCCCTTGTGTCTAAATGCCTACCTAGTAAGCCAGATACCCGGGTCAACATTGAGCGACCCAATCGATAAGGGGCAGGTGATTGGAAGTCCACACCTTGCTGGCCAAGTGTGCCAGTACGAGTGATCCAGATGTCACAAGCTACGGCCATGGCCGCTTCGCGTACTTCTGGGGTTGTGTCATAAAGAGTCGCTTGGCTAGTTAAGACAGCCCGACCATTTGGGATTACATGTCGCTTAGTTATGTTGGCATTAGTGACAGCGGCTTCAAAGAATGTAACGCCATTCTCAATACCTACGGTTGTTACAGTGCGCGATCCGTCAAAAGGTGCGCCACACTTACTAACTGTTAATGCTTGACCAACTACGAATGTGTTGTCGTAGCAATAGAACCGGGCCACATTACTTGTAAGTGATACACCTTTTACGGATACATCATCAAAAGTTAAATACGAAAGGATTATGTTTTCTGCGCTGTCGGCGACTGCTTGCACGATTGCATCAGCATAGATGTCACCAATACCCAGTACGGCTTTTAACTCGCTTAGTGTAATTAGTGCCATTTTTTAATCCAATTCTTGTGAGTGTGTGGGGGACACAGGGCCGCATCCCCCACACTTCTGACTAACTCTGACTAGGTCAGGTTAAAGCGACGTACTCCACCGGCAACAAGTGTCTTGACAGCTAGGTA